CACGGGGGTGCACAGCTGTGCACCACCCGTAGGCGGAACACCGCCCCCGTATGGAGAATAAATCTCCCCGGCCTAGAATAATGAAGGCCGGCCCATGATCACGCTAGTAAGGCCTAGCGTATCTGTATTTGATGTCGACGCATACAGGACGTCCAGAACGGTGAAGATGTTCTTCATCGTCAAAGGGATCCTCTGACGGCTTCAGAAAATACTTCAACAACGCGTCGTATCCATCAATCGAATTGACAGGTAGACGCGGGGATACAACAACACCCTTAACAAGGGGGTGTTGAAGGTTCCGATCAACTCGGGTAACGTCATAAACGCCATCCAAGTCGATCTTGCCAAGAATTGGTGATCCGGCAAGAACTTTGGGAAAAGGTATGAGACCCTCAATAAGAGAGTCCAGACCCTTTACTACTCGTTCATAACCGGAAGAGGCAAAGTGGTTCCTTAATGCCACAGTGCTAGCCAATTCATTACCATCCTTCGAGGTAGTCGGGAACATACTACGAACGCGGTGAATGGAAACATCCACCCCGTTGTAGTAGTCTTTACCACATGACTCTCTGAACTTCCCAGTCCAGAAAGACTTGTCGGTATTGACCTTGAAACCAAATTCTTCAAGCGTCCTAATGACCTCTGAGGTAAAGTCTACAGGGACGATAATATCATCCCCGTAGACCCGTACCCTGCCGCGGAAAGATTCAAAATCTTTCTGCGACAACCGGTATCCTAAGCTCCTTTGGATGCCCAAGAAGACTAACGTCGTGAAGACGATAGCTTCAAAGGGAAAACAAAGGGCTGAACCCATAGACGCAAACTTTGACAGTCGAATCTTCTCATCGAAGTTCAACTTAGCGTCAAAGATGTGAGCCTTCCGACTTCTAGTCGCGTCAACTGCACCAAAGAGGTGTGGATGATTGCGAGTTAAAAGGCGTACATGCTCATTGGAAACTCTATCGGATGCCTCACTGAGATCTAGCGTAGCTAGTTCACCAGTAAGAGAACCGGCACGAGCCAACTCCTGGTTAGGGACTTGGGAATCGTAGCAAAGGAAGTTACGTGCATTGTAATCTGCACGAATCTCCTCCTTCAAAATCGAATGTATTGCCTGCTGCATATATTGCATATGTGTAGGTTCTACAGCGATGATGCGGGGAGTTTTCAACGTTTTAGGTACCATGATAACCTTAACAGGTATCTCGGCACCAGGTTCGAGGAACTTGACACTGTCTAACTCGACATATTGCGAGTATGACGCCAGGCCGTTCTCGATAAAAGGAAATTCCCTCTCGAGACGTTCAGTCCAGACTCTGTTTGAAAACTTTTGGTTTCCAATCAGTTTGTCTGCTGTTGAACCTGGTCCGTGTTTCGGTCTGAAATCACCGACATAAATTCGGTGGTCGACTCGGCCCAGGAGGTTACTCCAGAGGCGACGAGCCAGACGATCAAACTCCAGACGAGAATCGTCGTGGAGAGAACGATCAGACCGACGAAGTTCCTGCTCACACTGAATGTACTTGTGTATTGCGCGCGTTTTCCGCTCATCTGAGCAGTCAACTCCAATCTTGCCGAAGGCCAACGAAAATTGGCGGACGGCACGAAGGGCGTCTACACTAGGTAGATCCAGTAGTTTACCGGATTGCGGATCGAACACGAGTCCTAGGAAACCCCCGAGAAATCGAGGGACACCTCCTTTAAAACCCCAAGTAGGGTTGAAAAGGGATGAGGACAAATGACCAAGGGCAAGGCCTTTTTCGAGGCCCTTCCCAAAGTCAGATAGGGTTATCGTAAGAAACGATAACCCCTCGTGTTCGACACGGCTCTCGACTGTTTTCCAGTCGCGAGTGGTATCAACCTGACACCAATCTCCTAATTCCATTAAGAGATCCTTTGCGAACGCCATAAGGCTTTTCAAGATGGCTCCTTTGAATAGGGGTCGAATCTTCCATAGCCTTATTGCTTCATGCAGTCTAAGCCCCTAGAGAACTAGGGACCGCCAAGCGTAAGCTGAGCTTACGCCTCGCCACCCAGAAGCTGGGTGACGCGAGCACCGGTAGAGGCACCGAGGTACGCAACAAGTGCGTCCACGATAGCCTTCTGCTCGGCGACCGTATAACCCTGAACAGGCACGTCGACGGTGAGCGCAACGCTCATCGAACTCGGCGTGTTGATGTTAGGGTTGAGTGGATCGGCCGACACCTTCTGGGCGTCGATACGAATCACTCGGCGGGTTCGCTTGCCATAGGCATGCTGAACTCGAAGCTTCGTAGAAGCATCGGCACTGCTAAACTGGCCCTGAGTACCTTCGAAGAAGGTACGCGGGAGCGAGATAGCGGTGCCGCCAACGGTAACGGACTGAGGATCTGCGAAAGCCATAAGGCAGCGCTCTTTTCTGTTGTTTTTCGATTATTATTAAATTATCGAGACCGTATTAACGGAGTCGTTCTGGGGCCTTGGTAAGACCAAGAGCACCCAGGATGGACCATTGTTTCTGCGTAAACACAGAGGGCGGGAGTCCAAAACCGTAAGGTGATGCACTTCTGCGCGCTTTGCGATCGAGACTAATATGCTCGGTCACAGGCGTCGAACGTCCAAGAGGAGTAATATCCCCTTGAGCGCTGACAACGGCAGAGATACGTGTATGTCTCATGATATACCCGTATCGAAGCACCAAGCCGTCTTGACCAATATACGAGATGTTGCTAAGAACATCACCAATATTCGTAAACCAGTCAAGCAGCCAAGACCAAGGCAGTAAGTTCCAGAGTAATTCTGGCGATGGTCGTAAACCAAGCAAGTAGGCAGCTTCGGCCGAGGTGCGAGCGAGGAACTCATCGAGTTCGTCGCCGCCAGGGACGTAGTACCTAAATGCACCAGAAAACCAAGTTTCCTGGGTAAGTTCACGATCAAAGTTAAGTACTGCCAATGTTTTCTGATTACGGAACATGGGCGGACGACCGGGTAGTACACTCACTGTTGAGGGAGTGGACACACGATCGTTACGCTTTTCTGTGCCGAATGAGAAACGCCGTCTAAGGTCCTTGTCGTTATGAAAGTACAATTGAGCAAGTTGCTCATTGAACTTAATAACAGTCTCGGAAAGCGACATTATGTCGCTTACGAGAGGGGCCCAACCGAACTCGACATTGAGATACTCGTGACCAAAATCTTTTAGATTCTGGTTACGAATAAGACTCAAGCCGACCATCTTCGGCAAACCCTCACGGTAAAGTTCCGCGAGGGAGAGCAGAATCTGGTTGTTCGATTTCATCGGATTCGTCAGCTTAATAGCTGACGCACCCTGGGCAAGCATTTCGGCCTCCATAGAGGCTATATCAGGCCAGGGAAGATCCTTCATAAGAAGGTTCTTCATCTGAGTATTGGACATCTGAAAATACAGAGGTCCGGAGTACTCAGTTGTGGTTAATCCGTCAAAAGTTCTAAGACGGTTATCCGGATAACTAGACGTACGCGTAAAAGCATCGCGGGTAAAAGGTCCCCCGATGTTATCAGTATACGTCCTAAGCCATAGCCGAGAATACCAGTTATCCCTATTGTGGTCACGCATGAACTTAGTGCGATAACCCCAAAGAGGATTGTCCTGTGTCTGAACAGTTCGTTCATCCACACGACTACCGGAATCCGGCGGCCTAGTAAAGGAACTCCAATTACCAGAACCAACACGATATCGACCCGCACCAGCGGGGCGATCCGTGTTTTTGGTCCTCGTAAAAGGGCCCTTATAGTTTTCCATTGGTCTTCCTTGGATTAGTGGAATAGAGAGATTCTAAAGGTTGGTACCAAGGTGGCTAGCTATTGGGCTAGCC